CTAAGATTCCATCGCGATGGCAAGGTTGACCGCAGACGCGGCTCAACTTGCTTCAAATTGGCACTAGACATACACGGCCTAAGAAGGCCGCCCAAGTGGGTTGAGCCATAAGTTAGCTTGGTCCCTGTTCCCGCCGAAAATTGGCCGGAACAAATCTGGTTTGGTTCAGTTGGTTGGATCAAATGTAATATTATATATGGAGAAAACTATGTCTAAATCTACGAATATTCCGCAGAATGTAGCTGATGCAATTGATGCAGCAAACGCAACCGAAACACCTGCTATTGTTTTGGCCGCTAGTTTGTCGTCTTATTTCTATGATCCGATTACATATGGCAGAGAGCAGAAGACTTGGAACACCCATAGCGCCGGTCAGTATGCAGTTGTTACTGGCTTGCTGAATAGCCTTAACCGTAGGATTAATAGCAAATCAACCAGCTATTACACCAAGGTAAATGGCGAGCGCGTTAAAAAGTTTATCGGTATCAAGGCAGAGTTGCGGCACAATATCCAACTGATCAAGATGTTTGAGCGTGATAAGTATGACGGCGATAAGCAGCGCGTTGAAACCAAATGCGACCAGCTACACAGTGAGCTATTGTTAGCGCAACAACTATTTACTGCGCTTGCCGATGTTCACCACGCCAACACTGGCAAAGAGTTCAAGGCATTTGACCTGCAGGAAACGCATGACGATGACCCCGATAAAACAGCGGATGACAAGACAGCTAAGAAAAACCTGTCCACATGGGAGCAAGCAGCAGCATGACACAGGAACCCAACACATGGGAGGATGACCCCGACTTTGACAAGGAGCCAGCAGATTACTTTGGTGACCTAGCTGATTCCTACTTTGATGACTCAGCGTTTTATCACGACTGAATCTACCACATAACAAAACCCTATGGGGCTGCCTTAATCGGTGGCCCCAAAATTTTTTCGCCGCTGGCGCGGCGAACCTGGCAAGGAGATAGGACAATGAAATATCCGAAATGGGACGATTGGCTAGGTGGTATCGCCATCATAGTAGTAACGTTGTTTATCCTTCTCTGGTAATACAGCGTTACGATAGGACAGTAGGCGCACAACATCACACCCTGCGCTTGCGGTGAGGCCCTTCTCTGAGAGTGAGGGGAGAGGGGGTGTGTGTGTGTGATGTGATGATCTGTTGTGATAGCGGGTCATTTTAATTTTAAATGCAATCAATGGAGATTGAAATGTTAGATACTATGAACACTACAGACTGGGACTTTGCGATTGACATGGAGCCATGCTTAGACATGCGCGGCAATGAGATACCTAAGATGCGTAACTTAATACGCACTGACACAGGTGAATCGCTTGGCACTCACAAGTCTAAGTACAAACCAATCACGCACAGTGATGCGGTCAATTCAATCATGGACTCAATCAAACAGGCTGACATTAGCTCAGACTACAGCGTTAAGACACACGTTGCAGACAACGGCGCTAAGATGCGGCTTGAGGTATTGTTCAACGACATTATGTTGGAGGACGCTGAGGTAAATGATTACATTCAGTACCGTGTTCAAGCATACAATAGCTATGATGGTAGCTGGGCCTTTCAACAATCAGCAGAAGGCTTTCGTTTGTGGTGTCTCAATGGCTGCACTACTGCCGACACTGTAGCTAAGACATGGGCCAAGCATACGACTAACGTAAGCGTAGATAGTTCGGCTCATAAGATAGCTGATGGTCTTGAAATGTTTCTTAATAGCAAAGGAGTATGGGAAGCATACAGAAGTACACCTGTCACTACCGAACAAGCAGAGTCCTTCTTTAAAAAGACTGTATGTAACGTACAACACAAGGCAAGTCATGCTAAGTTTAATGACAAGCAGTTACAGAATCTACTGGGTGGCTTTGATAATGAACGAGCGCAGTTAGGTAATACCAAGTGGGCTTTGTATAACTGTCTAACATCATGGGCTACACACACGGACGAAGCCAAGTCGCCAGAGAATGCGAGACGTATCCGTGAAGCAGCCATCATCAAGGCCATGAAGCACAAGTCATGGCTAGAACTAGCGTAAGGAGAAAGCGCATGTATTCACTAAGTATTCACAATGTAACTAAGGTTGAGCTTAAAGTTACCAAGCTATTCAATAACTTTAGTTCTCGTAATCTTGTAGTTACCGCTAAAGATTATGACGGCACTATAACTGAACATACTGTTGGCTTGTTTGGGCCAGATTACACAAGTCTTTGCCCTGTAATTGATACCAATGTTACACATCACTATGCGGATGATGACGATGATACTACACAAACAGCAGCTTGAGTTTGTAGCTGATATGTTGGGGCGGTCAGTTAGCTGGCCGTCTCACCTTCATGTCTTTGCCGACGAGTTGAAACAAGCTAATCCCAACTTCAACAAAGATAAATTTATTCAACGTGCAACTAAGGCTTGGGAAGATCAACAGCCTTTAGTGGAGATGGACGATGACATACCTTACTGAGGAGTTAGAAACTTGCAACCAATGCTTGGGTGACGGGTACATCACAGTATCCCGACCAGTATCAATGTCGTTCAGTGTAGCCAGTGGTTACATTGATACGACTTCATTTGAATGTCGCAACTGTGCTGGCACAGGCGGTGTTCGCCAACAGGAGAACTACAATGAACAGTAACACTGACAGTTTACTTTTAATCAACAAGCACTTAGAACTTCTGGTTTCAGCCGAGGTGCAAAGACAATTAGTTGATTACAAAACAGACAATGTAATTGATCAAGACACTACTTTAACTAGCGCACAAAAAAGCGAAGTTGATACTATGATCCGTGATATAATTAATAATGAGTTAACAATATCAGCAGATCACATATAGATGACTAATTATCTTGAGACTTGGCCTGAGATTAAAGCAAGGCACAAGCGAGAGAAGATAGAGTTGCTGCAATCATTGTGTAATAATTATACTGTGGATGTAGCGGCTCGTATCTTAGATACTAAACAAGCAACCCTTAGAAGGTACGCTATAGATCATGGCGTTAAGTTTATAAGAAAGATACGCAATGGCAAATACAATTACGAATCACCGCATGAAGTTACTGTTAGCTGCAAAGATACTTGAAGTACGCAAGCAGATGATAACGACTAAAGCTCTTGCAGAAGTATCAAAGACAAGCAGACAATCAGCAGTGGATAAGCTACAGCGAATGCACCCCACTTACTTTAACCGCGAAGGTTTAGTATTTCATTCCAGTACAGGCAGAGTAATGGAGTATTCTTTGACAGAAAAAGCAAAGCAATTAATCAAGGAGCACTTGACCAAGTTTGCATAGTCGCAGTACTAGATAGCATGGATAGTTATTATGACATGCTAATTAAGAAAGCTGCGGAAGCTAATGTACCGTTAGCTAAAGCCTTCATCAAAGCTGGTGTACCTACTTCTACATACTACAGAACTCTCAATGGTTCAGAGTTAAGGTACAGTACAGCTAAGAAAGTATGGAGAATGCTAGAGTTATTAATGGGCGCACATCCTAATTACGACAAACGTAAACTTACCCCACCAAAATGAAACCTTACGACTACATAATAGGTGAACTTATTAGTAGGCGAAAAAACTTAAAGCTATCTCAAAATGATTTGGACTTTAAGATAGGATGTTCAGACGGGTTAGTGCAAAAGTGGGAGACACAGAAACGTATACCTAGTGGCTTTATGTTATCATGCTGGATTGATGCGTTAGACTGTGAGTTACAAATCAAACAAAGGTAAGTCAGCTTACTGCGATCACTGCGATCAAGAGTGTAGGTATTATGTAGCTATACTGTCGGGCAAGTATCCTAAGACGCATTGGTTTCTGTGCATGCCTTGCTATGAGGAGGACAAGTGGCAAACAAAAATAAAAACAAAGGGACTTACCATGAAAAATGGTTCGTTGAATGGCTTAAGTCAATCGGCGTTGAGTGCAAGCGAGTCCCCCTTAGTGGTGCGCTCGGTGGAGAATGGAGCGGAGACATTCACCTCACACTGGACGGACAAAGATGGTTGGTAGGTGAAGTTAAATACAGAGATAAGTCTAACTTCCCTAGTCCATTCACTGTCTTAGAAGGCAGAGACATAGCCTTTTACAAACGAAGAACGGGTAAACCTCAGACCTTAGTCATTATGTCAGGCGAAGAGTTTGAGAAAATTATACAAGGAGAATTGTTGCTATCAAAGTTTGAGAAAATTATAGAAGGAGAATAACATGGCAAGAAAGCCAAGGATTCCAGACTCAGAAGAATTTAAATTATTCTGGCAGTCATACCCAAGGAAGATAGGTAAAGGCACAGCACGTTTTGCTTTTAAGTACGCCTGTGAGATAGAGGATGCAGAAGTAATCATAGAGGCTGCACAAAAGTTTCAGTTGGTTAGCATCAACACAGACATACGCTTTATCCCTCATCCTACTACATGGCTAAGAGCAGAGCGATGGGAGGATGATCTATCCCACTTTGATAGCAACAATGACTCACGTCTTGATGACATACTCAATGCACAGTGGGATGATAATGTGTTTAGCTTGGAGGATAAACGCAATGGCACAACTTGATTATAACTATAGAACACAAGCCATAGGCAAGTGGTTGCAAGCTACACTCAAACGGTACACACCACCGCAAGGCATGACCAACGAAACTCTATTGCAAGAGATGAAGTTCATTGTGCAAGACGTCAATGGCATCATGCCCAATCATGTCAACGATGGCTTGATTGATTTGTTTTTAGAGAGAACAGACAGACAGGTACGCGCCATCCATGGAGCGCGTAACTGGCCGTCTGTCAAAGTGTTTGTCACTGCTGCCAAGTCTGCTGCTGATGAAACCAATCGTGCTGTAGCTACAGAAGGTAAGAGCGAGTGGGACTTTAATCCATTCACCGCCATAGAAAAAAGAATCAAAGCCAAAGACTATGTGCCAGTTGATTATCTATATGGTCGGCTATCACACGGCTTGGTTCATACAACTACAGTTACAGATGATGAACTAGATGAATACAGGTTTACCTACGAGACTAGATTAAGGGAGGAACAAGGTGACAAGACCGCCAATGCAACGATTGAAGAGCTTACCTTTAAGCACAACACGTTTAAACAGGATTGGCATATTAGAGAAGCGAGTGGAGAGACTGAATCACCTGATAGAAATGCAGATAGAAAGGGACGGTGGCAGAAAGCAAGACATGAGTATATCCCAATGGCGCAGCGAGTTGGTGCTGGTGCTTGAGGAATTATTTAAAATAGCTGTTGATGTTGCTGCACATATGCAGTACAAATAGCCTTGATAACAATGGAGAATGTTATGAAACGTACAGGATTTATAGGTGGGTCTGACTGTGTAAAAATTATGCAGGGAGATTGGTATGATCTATGGCAGATCAAGACGGGCAAGATACCTAGCCCTGATCTTAACGACAACCTTGCGGTACGCATGGGTAGTTACACTGAGTCATTCAACATGCAATGGTTTGAGGAGAACATGCCCAAGCGTGACATGAATGATTACCTAGTTCACAACCATCAGTATGAGTACGAGCGCAATGTTGATGGTGTACCTATGAAGGGTACGATTGATGGCATGTGTCGCGGCTCTATCGTTGAGTGCAAGCATACCAATTCATACAACACTATGGATGCGTTGATTGAATACTACATGCCACAGTTGCAGTGTTACATGAAGCTGTCTGGCAAAGACGGATGCTTCCTCTCTGCTTTCTTTGGCAACAACAAGTGGGAGTGTTCACACATTGCATGGAGCGAGTCATACTTTAACCTTATGATGACTGCGATCAAACAGTTCTGGCATCATGTAGATACAGATACAGAGCCACTTGGCTACGATCAGCCAGAAACTATGAAGATAGATAACATACCTGTAGATGATATGATTAAGCGTGATGCCAATAGCGACAATCACTTTACATCTATAGCTCACGACTACATTGGCAACGAAGCCTATGCCAAATCGTTTGAGTTAGCCAAGAAAAGTCTCAAGCAAATGGTGGGAGATAATGAACGGGAAGTGTACTGTGACTTGTTAACTATACGCAGAGACAAACGAGGATCACTTAGAATATCAACACGCAAGGAGAATGCACATGGTTGAGAAAAGAAAACGCGGACGTCCAAGTAAAAAAGATCAAGAGCTTTTAGCTAAGAAAGTTAAAGCAAGACTTGAAGCAAAAGCAGCGCTTAATCAAAAGCGTGAGGGCGCTGTTAATCTACGGTATGTAGCTGAACGCCTTCGTGACATAAAAAATATGGACGAGGTAGAGGCATTCTACAAAGAGTGTGTCTACAATATTGGTATTAACACACTGCGTAATGGAGAAGCAGATGGATAACCTAGACATATGGAACAGGGTTGAACAATCAGATCCTAAGTTCCTAAAGCAAGTGAGCTTTGGCGCACGATCATTTACAGCTATTGATCCTATGTATCAGATACGCTGCGCTACTGCAGAGTTTGGCCCCATTGGTAAAGGGTGGGGCTGGA